TAGGCCAATCTATCATAGTCTATAGATTCGTGCTTTGATACTATTATTAGATATCCAAAATTCATATTAATTTTAAAAGGTTGTCGTAGTTTCGGATAATGCTTTGTTTGTTCATTACATGTATGTCAGAATTTTTAAAACTTCCTAGTACAAAATTACTTTCATTGTTTACAGAAAACAACACAGAAAGCATGCCATTATTGTTAACCGACGACAGCATATCTTTGTCAGTACAGCTTAGTACTGGTGGAAGGTCTTCAGTTTCTTCTGCTTGAAATCCGTACAAAATATGTCGAGCAATACTAAATGCAATATCATTCCTATACGTGCCTGGATGAAATCTAAATAGGTCCGAATAATATTGATAATGATCTTTGATGTATGCCACTAAATCAAACAACATTTTTGATTCTTTGGTTTTATTAAACATCAGAGTTGTGGCCCAATATAATTTAACTCCGGTATCAGAAGTATACCTGTCATGATACCCTCGTCTGTCAACATCACATGCATCTTTAAATGCTGACGATATCAAAGGCAATGTGTTGTCTGACCAATAATTGTTTAAATTATTTGAAAAAATTAAAAAATCTGAATCAATCAATAAAGTTTGATCATACGGGCTAAGATCATATGCCGACGATCTATTGGTATTAAGAAATGCTATAGAAGATTTTTCTGTACCATCATGCAAATTTCTTCTATTGGTTGTACTGGGTTTTTCAGTTAGTATAATTTTATCAAATATACTGTCTGCTAATTTGTATGAATCGGATTCTTTCATCCATGCAACTGTGCTGTCATCAGTAATCAATGATACTGGACGAGCTAGATTTTTTTTAGCTAGGCCGCCGGCGATTACGGCAAGTTTGGCATAATCAAGATCTCGGCTGTTGTGTGCGTAAATTATCAGACCCTGTGTCATACGTCTAATAATTTCTCTACACTTCTGCTAGATTTGATCTTTTGATACTTTTCATAATACTCTAATGTAACTGAAAAGTATCTATCAAAAATTTCATCTTTGAATTTTTCCAAATCTTCTATTAAGATTGGATTTTCGTTTTGATCAAGTAAAACTACTCCGGCGTTTCTTCCTTGATCTATGAGTAATTGAACAAAGTTAATTAGCACTCTATCAACTTTGAATATGCCGCCGTTGACAGCATAGGTTAATTTACCAGCCATCTGCTCTTTGAGAGTCTTACGCTGGATAGCTAGTGTTTGTCTATAATTGGAAAAATCTAGTGCTTGTTGTAAAATAGGATCCATATATACCTCGCTGTAGGGTATTTACGAATCCTATCCAATAAGTTTTAAGAAACTGAAACTGTTAATTAGTTCCTGCTGTAGCCTGTGTATTCCCGCTCCTAGTACCGGCTACGATTGTACTTATTAGGTTAGTTCCAACTATCGAAAGACCAGCAATTGAACCGGAACCACCTGAACTAGCTGCCCTATTTGGTCTATTTCCAGATCCGGTTGAGCCGTCTTGACCCATACTTCCGCCTCGTCCGCCTTTTGAGAATCCGCCGTCGGTGTTGCCACCGTCACCGCTACCGTAAAAAGTTGCAGCAGCGCCAGCGTAGCTGTTGAAAACGCCTCCACTGCCACCACGACCAAACGGAGCTCCGCCGCCACCACCGCCGCCACTATCAACGTCGCTGGCATATCCGCCGCCACCGCCGCCACCGCCACCACCAGTAATAGCACCATAATTCCACAGCTGAAAGAATGAGCCGCTATAAGAGTTAGTTACTACTAATCCAGGATTACCTGGAAATCCCCCATTTCCGTTACCGCCAAATCCGCCATCGCCCCCGGCACCGCCACGGCCGCTAATATGTCCTTTATTAATGAGTATTAGGCCATTAGGAAAACTACCTTCAACAACTAACCCTGCAACATCTCTATGTTTTACTGTCTGATCGTATCCAAGGTAACCAAGATTTTCTGTTCCAACCATATAGTAGCCCTGCTCAATTGTAAATTGTAATCTAGAATTTTGATCCCATCCCTGGGCAACTGCAAGGGCTCTCACTGTTTGAGTTGAAGTGTAAAATGTTGTAACTGATACTAATTGTGTAACGGTAGAATCGTTGACAGCAACAGCGGGACTGGTAGCAACGATCTGTCCACCAACTGAATTTATTCTTATTTCTAAGATAAAAAATTCTGGGCCTTCAGTTACGTAGTCTGCAAATAATCCTCTAACAATTGATCCGGTATTATTGTTGATTAAGAAAGAGCCTGAACCCGCACCGTCTGAAAAATCAGCAGCAGTAAATCCCGGTCCGCCTGCTACGGTCCAATAAAGTTGAGTACCATTAGGAATGTTAGTTGTATTAACTGTAAATGTTACATTTTGATTTTCATTCAACGTTGCAAAATTACTTGAAACACTAAATGTACTATTGGCTGGAACTCCTGCAGGCTCTATTCTACCAATATTAACGTTGGCAGTTTCAATGGTGAAGTCGCCGGCGGCACGTAATTCCGAAACGTTTAATGTTAGTGTGCCGTCAACTCCGTCAGGGCCGCCGCTGACTCCCACGTGATCATCAATCCACTCAACTAAAAATTCTACGGTGGTTGCACCGCCGCTAGAATTGTTGGCAATGTCAACTGATCTAGCCCATATTCTAAAAGTGCTGAGGCTGTAGGCTCCGCCTGCTGTAGCAGAATACCATGGGTTTGTGTAGGTATTGGCCAGTCTATAAAAGTTTGTGCCTGTTAATGAACCTGTACCGGTTACTGGTTTATTACCACCGAATGCTCTAGTTTGTACAGTGTTGGTTAAAAAGTTTGTCCACTCATTGTTTTGTGCAGAAATAGTTCCAGCACCGCCTGCTACAGTTCCGCCGGATCTTGAAGAACTGAACCGTAATTCTCCACCAGAATTAAAAAAGTGTCTAGCAGCATCGCCGGTGGGCCACGATACAGTAACCACAGATTGTAAAGTGCTTTTCCATGTATCGCCAAATCCACCAGGCCACAGTCGACTAACAGTGCCTTTGGCTGTTACTATGTTATTAGGAGGTGTTTGAAATCTGTTGTTTGTAATGTCGTTAGCAAGAGTTTGATATTGCGTGTACGGCGAAGTAGTTGCATTCGAACGTATCGTTTCATTAACAACAGCGGTTGTTATTGAAGGCGGAGATGTGTTGTAAATGTGTCTCCAGCAGGTAGAAATATCTGCCTTGAGTCGATTCCATTCTGCAATAGATACTCGTGTGCTTTCAGAAACTGTGGAACTGGTTACCAACGAAGTTTGTCCGTACCCAGAATTACCCAAGCCGGCACCTAATACAAGATTAACTTGATTTCTGATTGTATTATAATCTACCGCTCGAATTTTGGCATTAACTGTCATGTCTACCTGGTTTCCTTAAATTCGTTCTATTTACTAGGTAGAGGCAATGGTTATCGACGAAAGCGAAACTGTGTCATATCCTGTTACAGTAAAAGGGTTACTACCTGGGGGAACGTCTGGCACTAGTGAGCCAACAGCTCTAATTTCGTCAATTGCCACTGTTATCGTTCCGTCTACTACACCTGTGGTGTTGGGCAGGTCTCCTGGAGTATTGCCCGGGTCTATATAACCGTCAACTAACGAAATTTTTATCCATAACTCGTTGGCTAATCCTGTAGAATTACTAGAAACATTACATCTAGCTTCTAGTCTATACACGTTGGCGCTGTACGGTGTACTAGCAGACAAGGTGTAAAATGTTTGATAAGAATTAGTTAATGAATACCAATTTATCAACGAAGGAATATTGCCTCCAAACTGCTGAGTTCCTGCTGCAGATAATAAATTGGTCCATGCGTTGTTTTGCGCAGTAGCTGATCCGCCTGATCTAGTTGTTACTATGCGGAATTTACAACCACTGTTAAAAAAGTATCTGGCATCGTTGTTGTTTAAAAATAAAACATTCAAAGTAGTCGATGCTACTCTGGTTGACGGAGTACCTCCCCATGTTGATGTATAGGTTTTTGTATCAACAGACGATATGGTAAATTGACCGGTTCCTAAATTGAATCTGTTGTTATCGGCAATAGTTGCAATCTGATCATAATCTACTTTAGCGTCTCCGGCTTCGTTACCTATTGGAGTTCCCAGAGTCACTGAAACTATTGTTGGATCGTTGCCTTCTTGATGACGTCTAGCACTGATTAAATCATTTCTTAAATTATTCCATTGATCTCTAGTGATATCTTGACCGCTAGATACTGGAGAACTTTGTAAGATTTGACCATACCCCCTAGAGCCTACTCCGTTGCCCAAAACAAAGGCAATTTTATTATAGATTGTATTGAAATCTAATGCAGTTATGTCGGGTTTAACGATTGACATTATAAAATTACAGCCTCAATTAGTCTAACTTCGATGCCAGCATCTGATTCCAACGCAATGGCAAACGCATCTGAGTGAGTATGGTGTGTGGATCTAATTGCATGACCAGTATTTGTAGAAATTAGTCTATCACCTTTTCTAACAGCACCTACTACTTTCACTGGAACACGACCTTTTAGAGCAACATATGTGCCACCTTCTAGCTCGCTGTTCATCATATAAGCTGGATTTCCAGAAACAACACCCAATGCTCTTTCACCTAATTTTGCAGCAGTAACTTCTTTTTCGCCACCTACAGCAACCACTGTTCCTATTTCGTATTCAGCATCAGCTAGATATTTTTCTGCTAGGTCAGCATAACGTGCTGTAGTAGCTGTTCCTTGGAAAAGATTAGCTAGAATGTCGCCGTCGCCGTTTCTAGCCACTATCGTAGTACCGATTGGCTGAACTTTGGCAGACCTATAGTTGGGATCAGTGTCTACGGCTGTGTCGTCAATCTTCATTCTGTCAGCTTTGTCTGTGGTTCCCACAAACTGAACTGCATACATGTTTCCTAAATTATCTCTAACTGGTACTGATGTTTTGTTTGATATCGAAGGAACCGTAATCGACGGTGTAAAATCATTTAACTTACTGGCATTTGATGCAGTTCCATCAACGTTTCCAACCAATGAGCCTGTTAACACACCAACTAAGTTTGCAGCAGTGTAACCAATTTGTTTGGTAGTTCCGTCTATGAGTTTCTGTCCGTCTGGTGCTGCTAACAAATCGCCTCTAGCATTACCTGTGACATTACCTATAACATTACCTGTAACATTACCAAAAATGCTACCGGCGTGTACCTGTCTCCACTTGAATACTGTGGTTCCTAAATCAAATGCTAGACTATCTCCAGGTCTAAGTCCTGTGTTTGTGAATACGCCAACGTCATAGTCTGTTGTGCCACTATCGCTGATTCTAATCGTGATAGGATTGTTTAGTCTATTTTCAATAATTACTTCGTCGTTGTTTTCAACTTTAACCAATAGATCATTTCCGTTTCCTACTTGGAAACCGTCGTCGTTGAAAAATACTGTGGATTGAAACGGTTGAAGAACGTCGCTTCTTAAAAATAAATTTGCAGCGACTCCGCCTAGTTTGTCTGCGTTACTTGATGTTCCCCAGAAATAGAAATTATCAGTAGTAACACCAGAAGAGTTTGTTTTTGCAAGAGTAATACCTTTCTTGATTAAGCTAAAATCTTCAATAGGTGTTTGTGAAGAGTTAAGTGTAAACTCGTCATCTTGATTTAAAATCGCTATGGTTTTTCCACCTGCTAGCAACTTCAATACTGTGTGATTGTTGTTTAAGGTATCTTTTACTACCTGAGGAACTGCGCCAGCTGCGCCTAGAGTTGGGCTAGCTTCAGGGCCTATCAAAATGTAATCGGTGCCTGTCCAGGTATACAATTGTTTTGCAGAAGTATCGAACCAAAATTCACCGACTGCTAGACCCGATGGAGCAGTGGATCCAATTTCGGCGCCGCCTGCTAGTCTGAATCGTGTGCCATCATAATACTTTAATTTTTTTTCTGCGCTGTCGAACCAAATCTGTCCGCTGATAACCTTTGGCGGAGGAGTTGTATTCGCGAAATTTTCTAGCATATGTAAGAAATTTTCATTTTGAACTTCGCCGTAGCCGGCATAGTTTTTACCTACAAAACGTAGATCACTCACGTTCGACTCTATCGAGCCATCTTCTACGTTTACTAGAAACGTTCCATTAAATCTGTCAATTTGATAAGCCATCTTTATACCCCGGTGATTTCATATTTATTTGTTATGCGCTGACTATTCTATTTGCAGCAGCATTTCTCTTTTGTTCTAAATCGATATACTCTGCGTTGGTCAACGAAGTAGGTATACCTAGTGCCTTTTGACGGATGTGTCTTAATATCATCCAGTCTGTGCTGTTTAGATATTCTCGTTCAATGCCGTTTTTTACTTCTAGCTGTTTTTTATCCAGTGTGCTCTTAGGAACAGGTTGCACTGTGTTTGATACAACATCAAAAAAATGAGTTTGATCTTTGATGCTTTCAGCCGCTTGATCTGAAATTTCAGTTATACGCACCGTATTTGGCACGTTCGGAGCATAATTTAATATGCTTACAATTTTATTATTTTCTATACAAACGTAGTGCATTATTAGCTCCAAATTGCCATGTAATTAGCTGCTGGTGTAGAACGTTGTTCTGTGTTCTGCACATAAACTCTAATTCTGTCGCCTAGATTACTCCAGGTACATCTCAAAGAGTCGTTTCCGTCTACCCCGCCTGCATAATGTATTACCGCTATACTAGGAATAAATGCCACTAGATTACCCATTGTTTTGCCACTAGGCGGAAACACATCAAAATAATTTGCACCATCATTCCACGATCCTACTTGGTTAGTGAATCCCGATATACTATAGATAGTATTTCCAGAAGTTATTGTAAAGGAAGAACTATCCACATAAGACTTAGTAACTGCATGGTTAGCCGCAGTTGGTGCAGCAGTTAATGTTATACGTGCTGTAGAAAAATCGCCGTTGCCGTCTCTGGCTACAATTTTATTGGCAGTGTTTACCGAAGTTGCATCAATGTTCCACGTTCTGTCAATTGATGCATTGTAGGAATTTCCTACAATATATGACCCCGGAATTAAATTACTAAATGCAACAGTTTCCCAATACGGAGCACTTGCGGTTCCTCCGCTTTTTAATAGCTGACCGGGTGCGCCTGCAGGCAGCAAGGCTGTTGTTCCAGTAGAGGTTTGATAAGGTAACGATCCGCTGGCACCACCTACTAGATTAGTTGCCGCTGATGATAACGAAGCAGTATCTGCATTGCCTTTTAATGCTCCATAAAATTCAGTTGAATATGTTTTTCTATATCGATAAACTGGGTGGCCAAGATTAACTTGATTGTTTACTATGGGCGTAACTGCCGGGGCTGATTCTCCTCCGTTGGCCAATGAGATAGAGGAAGGAATCAACATTTGACCAGTCGATCCTCCGGAAATAGAGCTGTCAGTAATTTCAAATTTAATAGGAAGATTCGATGAATTATTTTTAATAGTAGGAACCATCGATTGTATTGATATCGATAATTGATTTCCATTACCTACTGTAATTCCTGCATCAGTTACTGCCAAAGAAGATAATATACCTAGCGATGTCAAACTAGAAAATCTCACAGTACTGTTTAAAATTGTGCCTGTTAAGGAATCTGCTGCCGATGATACAACAATATTAGCAGTACCGTCGAACGATACGCCATTAATGGTTCTCGCTGTTTGTAATCTCGTGGCAGTAAACGCATTACCGGACAGTGTTGCACCGACAAACTGATTAGCTCGAACTATGTTAAATTGACTAGTTCCTGTTGCAGCAGAAACGTTACCTGTCACATCTCCGACTAAATTTGCAGTAATTGTGTTGGCAGAAAAATCACCGCTGCTGTTTCGTGCAACAATTTTTCCTATCGTGTTTGACGATGTGGCATCTACTGCCCATGTAACTTCGGCGGCTCCGTCAAAGTCCGAGCCTACAATATACGAACCTTTTCTAAGTTTAGATGGTGTCTTTGATGTAATTGTTACATCCGACGATCCGTCAAAAGGGAATCCGTTAATATTGCGCGGTGTTTGAAATCGTTGTGCTGTTTGAGCTGTGCCAGTAACGTTGCCATACATAGAAATCAAATTCGATAGTGTGATACCTGACCCTATGTTGTTAAATCCAGCAATCGGAGTTGTAACACTCAACGTAAAATCTCTCGAAGAAGCAATAGCAATTACTACATCATTTACTGTTAACAATATTGCAGGCACCAACGTGCCTAACGAATCAGTTAACAATGTTGATCTAGCTCTTGTAATGCCAAATCCTTCAGCGGCTTCTGGGCCTACAAAACTCCAGGCGGAACCGTTCCAAATATACAAAACTCCTGTGGGAGTTTTATACCAAAACGATCCCAATGCAGGATTTTCTGGTGCAACGTCTGCTGATGTAGCTGATCCTATTCTTTCCCAGCGTTCACCATTATACGCACTAAGAATGTTAGTTGTGCTGTTGTACCAAGTTTGGCCTACTATTGGCCTAGAAGGAGCACTAGGGCTAGCAAAATTTTCTAAGAGATGTAGAAAGTTTTCATTCTGAACTTCTCCGTAGCCGGTATAGTTCTTACCCAAAAGTCCAACACTGGTGGTAACGTCTAAGGCACCGTCTTCCAGTGTTACTAACGGATTACCGTCCGACTTGTTAATGATATAAGGCATTTGTTAATTCGCTCCTTGAATTATGACGCCAATGGAATTGTTTGATCCCAATCCCAACCGCCAGTTTTTAATATAAAAACTCTAACTTCTCTAGTTACGTTGATTGGCTGACCTGCAATCGCTGCTGTATCAAATGCAAGGCCTGTTAGTCCCGACTGACTAGATCCTGAAATATCTGTTAAGAAGTTAGCAGACGTTGGATTTCTCAAAGCATTGATATTCAATGAGGTTCCTGCGTTTGATAAAATATTACACAAAATCCTAGCTTCTGTAAGTAATTCAAAATTCCCCGGAGGTGCAAGATTATTCAATATTTCGTTGATAATATAAACATTTGGCTTACCGTCTGATAAATCTATCGAGAAAACCAACGTTCTAGATCTAACATAGGTGTCAACATAATTCTTAGTAGCAGCGTCCTGCGCATCCGTAGGATCAGCAATGGATTTGATCTTGGCTGTGCCGTTGAGAACAACGTTACGAATTGGATCTAATTCTAGATCCTGATCTACTAAATTTGTAGAGATTCTGTTATCTTCAATGGTGATATACGGAGTATCTAGAAGAGCGCCGGGGCCAATGTTAATCTCTGTTTGTTTACCAAAAGAACTAACACCTGCAATCTGCGTAACTGCGGCAGTTAGTCTAAACGTTTTGTCAGGAGAGGTTGTTAGCTGTTCTAAAAGAGGAACTCCGTCGATGGCATAATATTTGTTTTGTTTTAGATTAATATGTTCTGTGCTGTTCCATGCAGATCCTAATAATGCAGGAATACTATTATCGTAGCCTATCGCTGTATTGGTCTGTGCTGATTCTCCTGCAGGTTTAGCCCATACAAATGCATGAGAAGTACTACCCTGCACTATAACTCCGCCCGATGATGCAGTGTCGTCTGTAGGGGATGAACCGTCTGTAAGACCCAGAACAATATTTTTATCTTCTATGGTTACATTTGAAGTGTTAATTGTAGTAGTTGTACCTTGTACAGTTAAATCTCCTATAACTGTTAGAGATCCACCTATATTAACTTGACTGTCTGCAAAGGTTGGATCGTTGTACAGATCTATTGTTCTAGTTGTACTGAAAATTCTAACTGCATCTTCTTGGTTAATACCTTTTCTTACGTTGAGAATTAAATCTCGATCTGTTGATGTGTTTTGTAAAACTACATTTCCATTGTTAACTACAAATCCGCCGTTACCTGCATCGCCAACAACTAGGCCCAAATCTCTGGTAATTCTAACCTGGCCGTCAATGGTGTTGGATGTATCGCGACGAACATATGTAGTTGCATCGGCTCCACCTAATTTTTCTGAATTGGTTACTGTTGCCTTGAATTTTAAATTAGACAATGTGCCTGAATTAAATCCTGGATCAATGTTTCCGGAAAATCCGTCAATGGCATTTTTAGGAGTAAACGAATCTTTGGCAAATATACCTAGCAAAATACCGTTGTTATATAACAAGGTTATAACTCGTGTTTGGTTTAACGTATCAAGTATGCTTCTAACCTGTAGGCCACTAATGCCTTGTATTGCAGAATACAATGGTGCCAATAATATAGGATCAGTTCCGTCAAAAAAGAACAGTTGTTTTTCAACATCGTTAAACCATAAGTCACCGATGCCTAATGTCGACGGTCGTGTGCTAGAAATGGTTGCAGAACTTACCGGAACAAATTGTGTTCCGTTATATACCTTTACTTTTGATTCTGTTGAATCAAACCAAATCTGTCCTCTGATTGGTCGAACCGGTGCAGAAACTGAAGAAAAGTTTTCCAGCAGTTTGATAAAATTTTCGTTCAGCGTTTCGCCAAACCCGCTATAATTTTTGCCTATTAAGGTCAAGTCGGTAGAGTTAGAATCAATTTGGCCATCTGCCACTGTTGAAACTATAGTACCGTCTGTTTTATTAATTTGATATGCCATTTTTTATCCCGAATACTTTAGAATCTAGGTGGTCCAGATCTAATAATGTAGTTAATAGTTAGATACGGATTCATTATACCGATCGGTGTTGACAACGTAAAATCTGAACTAGGTTTCTTAATTGGACCAGATTCATCTAGGTATTGAGCCTGACCTGGTGCTGTTGGACCTAGGCCTGTTCTACCCGGAGCATTGATAGTGGTATCAATTCTAACAGCCGAATACTGAATGTTATTGACAATCATGTTGTGACTGTGGTCTGGAAGATTACCTAGTGTCAGTGTTACTGAGCTTTGACCTGCATTGCCGCCCACATTATCTGCGTTGGTATCGTTTACTCTATCAGCATTTCCGCCGCCGGCATCAACAATAATACCAGCACCTGTCGGAACTGTAAGATTATTGTCCATGTTATCTCGGCCTAGGGGAAATCTTCCTCTAAGGTCCGGAAGTTTAAATGTACCAAACCCTATCGATGCAGTTCCGTAGATATTACCAATAGTGTCATATAAATCTAGATACTTAACTTGTTCTATTTCTGATCCGTCGCATAGTAGATATCCGTAAGGAACATTTTGTCCAGCAAACGGAAGGATAGAACCAATTGGTACTCCTAGGTCTCCGATAAACGTATCTCTAGACTCTTTAATAAGACCTGCCGTGGCAGATCCTTTTCTTCCTGGAATGTTAAGACTTGTTCCAGCTGCAAGCGGCAACACTGCACCGCCAGAAAATACTGATATTCTAAATCTAGTCGAACTTGGTACTGCAATTACATAATATGAGCCGCCTGCTGTAAGACCATTGGCGCTGACATTAGGTGTGAACAAATCACCAATGTTTAAATTGTGATTTACGTCGGTAACACTAGTATAGTCAACGTCTATTTGAATAATTCTAAATTCGGTAGATATCGACGGTGTTGATAAACTCGGACGATACACTAATATTTGATCTTGCGCTTGCGATCTGTTAGGAAAGGGTTCGCTTTTTCCGCTGATAATATTTGCAGTCAAAGTGGTATTAAAGATCTTTGTATAACTTCCTATTTGTCCATCGAACTGAATCGCCGGGGCTGTAATATCTCCTGCTATTCTAAAAGTAGTTACGTCTTTTAAATTGGTTGCAGTATTGGCATTACCGCTGATATTACCCTGCAATACACCCTGAATTTCATCTGCAATAACTGTTTTAGCTCTAACTGTATTCCATCGTTTAGATAGAGATCCAACATTAAATGTATCGGTGGTCTTGGGTAAGAGGTTTCGAACTTGGGTAGTTCCAGACACATCAAGATCTTGTCCGATGATTAAATTTTTATTGATGCCTACGCCACCAGCAACTCGAAGAGCACCGTTTAAAGAATTAGTGCTGTCTGCGATGTTGGTTATATTAACTATACCGGTGGTCTGTATGTTACCAACAACGTCCAATGCTTCGTCCGGAACTGCTTTGTTAATACCAACATTATCATCTAAAATTCTTAAAATAGTATTAGGAATGCCGGCTCGGTTAATCTGTAAATCTATACTGCTACCCGATGTAGAGTTATAAATTTTAGCTGCTGTAGATGTTGTAGAAATATTAAAATTGTTATCCGGTCCTAGAGTAAGACCGCCTGATCCTCGAATATTAAAATTTTGTTCTACGGTGTTAGTGATGTCGGATCGTAGGAATCGTCCTGCTGGTACATTAGTTCCAGCAACCACCAACGAGTCAGCACTAGATGCAGTTCCATAAAATTTACTAAAAATTCCCTCTACTGCTCTGTTGGTTAAATTTATACCTGTTCGTATAATATCAAAACCTTCAATAATGATCTTTGGTGTAAATGTATCTTTACTAATAATCTGGATCGGAATATCAGCAATATAGAATACTAAAATTGATCGATTGTTGTTGTCTGAGTCGGAAAGAGATTCTACCACCGGGCCGTATCTCAAACCATCTATAGTGCTTTCTGTAGGACCAACTAAAATCCATCGATTGCCGGTGTAGATTCTCAACTGTTGATTGGTAGTATCTACCCATAATTCTCCAACACTAGAGGTTTCAGTTGGAGGCTCTACTGCACCTTTTTGTATACTACTAGCTGCCTTCCAAACTCCACCGTCGTATATTTTTAAAATTTTATCTGAGGTGTCATACCACAATTGTCCCTCAGTAGGGTTGACTGGCTGATCTGTGCTGGCAAAATTTTCTAGTAGTGCTAAAAAATTTTCAGCAATTAATTGTCCATATCCTGCAACATTTCTTCCGGGGAAAGTCAAACTGGTATCAGTGCTTGACGTGTTGTCAAATACCGTTAAAGGACTTTTGTTATTTCTGTCTGTATAGTTAACAATATATGGCATGTTTAGACCTCAGTGAAACCAGTTAAACTTTGTACACGCACTGTGTAATCAATTTGCAACAGTCTGTTTAAAGATTTTTGTACAGGATGGAAAATAACATGAGTTAATAATTTTCCTTCTCCGTCTGGATTGTAACTTTTTAATCCCAACTCATCGAAAACAAACGTGCCACTTAAATCTCTGCTGTTATCAAATGCTTCTTGGCCAACTGGCTCGCCAAAATCTAACAAGCATGTTATAAAAATGTCGCTGTAGGTAGCTCCGCTAAGATGCCTAATTTCCATTTTATTTCTAGAAGGATCAATATTTTCTACAGAATTTTGATCAACTACTTTTCTATAAGTTTGATTATATAAGCTGGAATTAACTCCGATTGTGTTAGTGGTCAAATATGTAATTAACCCGGTCGGATCAACTGAAGTTCCGCCGTTCCCAAATGCCATCTCATATACAGTACCTCGACCTTGATTACTCAAGCTCTGTACCATGGCCACTGACATGTTTTCATAGTGAATTGCGTTACGTTTATCTTGAAAGACTTCGCCGGTTTGAGGATCCCAAATCTTTATGTGTCCTTCAAAGTGAAATCCTCCCAGCTCATTTACACCGCTAGGCGATGGTTGATTATTTTGATTTTTTGGCATGTTTTCTTGTTCCATCATGTATTTATTCGGGCAATCTAGTAGACTTTTTAGCTATGAAAGTTGGTATAGCGCCGGTATTTTCTAGGAAGGTAGCACCAGCAGATGCAGTATCTAATCCCTTATCATACCAAGTTTTACCTATTCTACGAATTATGGTTATTCTAGTTCCTGCGGGTGCAGCTTCGGATAGTCTAATATATGCTGTTTCTCCGTCTACTGAAAATTCAGCTTGTATTAATTCGTCGGCTGCAGGGCTTACAGTACCTTGCAATTCGTTGTAAACGCTAATTGGATCTTTTCTTAATCTGCGTCCGCCTACGAAAACTTCTAATTCATAGCAAGGACCAAACTCCTCAGGAATTGCAGTTTGACTATCAGTTCCTCTAAACCAACTAGTTTTGTTGACTTTGTTAGGAACAAAGGCCAACGGTCCTATTGAAGTAGTACTGCCGTCGCCAACGAAGTCTGTTCTTTCCTGGGATTCAGTATAAGGAATTGATTCCTGAGGTCCGCAATCAACTATTCTTGATTCAATTAAATGATTTTCAGGAATAGAAGTTCCAAAAATTCCACGTCTTAGTTTTGATAATGTGGTAGCTGTTTTTTCAAAATACGAAATACGTTCTCCATTGATCAATACAATTCCAGGCAAGTTTCTAGAGGCATCAGGCACAGTAAGACCGCTAGTATCGCTGACATACATCACTGTATCATAATAAGTGAGATCTTTTGTCAACACAACATCGTCTGATTCTGAATGACGCTTGTACTGATAGATATTCAACATGTCTTTGTGTATTTCGTATGCAACCGGGTCTGTAAATACCGACGATCCAAATTGTAAAATTTTAATTTTATCAGTTGAATGATTGTTGTTGTAATCATATGGATCCACATCTACATTAGTGGTCAAGTACACCACACCTCGAGGAACTGATACTTTAAAATCCACATCTCTGGTCAATCGAACACCGTTTTTGTATACCCATACATAGCTGATATCTAAAGGCACTGCTCTTAATTTATAAGCAGTTTGACCTCCGGTGTACTCGTCCTGGATGATATCCATTGTAGGATACTCTGAGAACCAAGTAATTGTTATTTCATCATCCTCAACCATAGTAACTGACGGGTTGATTATTAAGTCGTTGTTGACAAATGTATATTCTGCATCAAGATCAACTTCTATTTTAATTCGATCGCCTAAAGAAAGATTTTCTTCATTGATTATTAATTCTTTGGCCACTCCGTCATAGTCATAGTCTTGAATAAATGTTTGTAATTCCTGATTAATAAAAACTTGAATGTTAGATGGCAATATTGCGCCGGCTAATTTTTCTGGGTCTCTACCTAACAATATTGTATTGTTGGTGCCATCATAGATTACTACTTCTGAATCTACTCCTGTTAGTGCTAGTCCATTTACCTCAACAATAACACTTGATTTTACCGATCCTCTTGCCAATGAAACAAAATTATCTAATGCAAAATTTCTAGTGCTACCATCATATGTGGCTGTCTGCTGATTGATTCTAATTATAGAATATCCTGCAGAATCAGTATCAGTGCCGCCACCAAGACATATTATTTTAATCACAGAGGCTCTATCCGGATTATTACCAAATCTTACTAATGTTCTTCCAATAGCGTCTACAAATTCTTCACTAGAAATAAACTCAACATCAGCAACAATACCGTTTACTGTGACCAGCACCTGCGATGTTTCTTGAAAACTTGCATCGGTCAAGAATAAATTAGTTTCGCCGTCAGCAATAAACTCTTGATAATCACGTATAGCAAGTCCACCAACACCTACTGAGAAAATTTCAATATAAGAAGTTTCAGCAGGCTCTGTTACAAATTGGATTTGATTGTTTACATAATCAATATCGTAATGAACGCCTATTTGTTGTTTGATTTTATCAACATACACTATCACCGATGATGCTTCAAAAATTCTTAGTCCTATATCAAAATTTCGTGTGCTGCCGTCTGATATTGTAATCTTGTTTTGAATTGGCGCAGTTCCTGTGCTCGGAGCATCAAATACTGTTATGCTGAGACTGTCTAGCACTTGTCCAGGAATTATTTCCTCGGGTGCAGGTACTTGATCAGGGTTAATAAACTGACCACCATCTATTGATATTTCTTCTGCTGTGATACCGTTGGCTGTAGAATATGCTCCCCCAGTATTTGACAATACACCGCCACTGACTAGAGTATCAAGGATGGTAGGATCTGTAATTGTAACTGAGCCGTCACTTTCCTCTGGTCTAAAAATCAACGTGTCGCCGGCATTGGTCTGAATATAAATTCCTACTGGAATAACTCTAGTAGATCCGTCTCCGATAAATGTAGGCATTTGAGCGTTGGGGTTTGTGGCTGAAGTAGAATCCCAATTTTCATTAAAGTTCGGATCGTCTATTCTAATAGTTGGTTGTTCTGGAATTTCTGCTTCGTACTGAAGGTTAAGAATATCCCTATCTCTAGAAAAACCAGCTCTCTTTAGATATACGTTAATTTTTTGCCCTTCTGTTGGAGTAAATGGCAATACAACATCTGTAGTGCTTCCGTCAACTATAACATAATAGTCCGAATTGGCTTCTACAGAATCCCAGGTGTCTGTAAACCACGGTAATGCATCCCAACCGCCAGTGACGTCAAATGTTGTGCCTTGTATCTTAACTCCACCAAAGTCAATTCCGGTCATCAGTTGATTTAGATCTTTAGATCGCATACCTGCATCTGGTGAGTAGTATCGATTAATTCTGTTTACACTGTCTAAGATGTCGTCATTGATTTCGTAACTAATGCTCACGCTGGATCTAAACGAAGGCGCTTGATTAAAGATTAATTTTCCTTTTAACTGTTCAGCTGAGTCAACTATAGTTTTATACAAACTAATTGAATATTCATTTTTAAGAACTATTTCGTCGTTGAGAATCACAGTAATTTTAGATTTATCTCTAGTCGGTGGATACTTTAAATCAAATACACTGCTTGATCCTGATGCAACAAATTCTTCAGATCTTGCAAATGTACCATAAACGCCGTCTTTGGTAATTCTGTCAAATTTTATTCCTAATCTAAGAGCTCGTATTTTTGAATCGCCTATTACAGCCGATGCCGTGGCAGTGTCTTGTGAAGTGCCGTTACCTCCTACTAATAGTACAGTAGGTGCTTTGGTATAACCAGTACCGGGATTGTTTACTTGTATAGAAACAACTCTACCGCTGGAAATAAATGCTGTGGCCGATGCTCCTGTTCCGTCCCCTTCTATTGACACTTTCGGAACGGAACTGTAATTAGATCCACTAGCTGTCACAGCGATTGCAACTACAGAGAACGAATTGTTATCTTTCCACCACTTCCACGGGTACATATCTAACTCGCCGCCGGAGTTAGAATTAACTGGTAATATCTGATTGTCAATTGTAGAATATATCGGCGGAAGATCAAAGTCCGTTACCGCAGCACCGTATCTATCTATTGATTCATAGGCGCTGGTATAATTTCGTATAGTGGTTCTATAAGGTTTTACTTCATTAATATAATCAACATAAGATTCTAAGTTGTCATTTCTATAATTTAATTTTTGTTTTAGCAGTCCGACATTATGTGTAGCTCTTAATAAACTGGTTTTAAATGCCCAGTCTACATATTGTTGTTCAGCAAATACATATCTGATGCTGTTAAAGAATAATCGATTCCATTCAACTTTATTCTCGCCAATTAGAATATCATTCTTGACAGTTTGTAGAATGATCCTTAATTCTTTTGTATTTTCAATATCATACAAATCTGTGTCAAAGGACTTGACATTGTCAAACCCTACTCCCGATACAGTAGGATCGTATAATGTATCTAAAAATTCAAAAGTTCCGTTTTCTCGACCAACTAGACGATACTTGTCAAAGAACTGGTCTCCCTGGTCGGATATTTTTTCTAAGACAGCCCACCCACCATTGCCGTATTCCTTGACACGAATTAAGTCGCCTAGTTCTGTTTGAATTTCTGGTTCTTCGTAGGTAGCAACAAGTTCTGCGATTACTCTTGTTGTAGGTGTAAATCCGTCTTTCCACCAATCAATATATCTCCAAAATCTCGAAACATCATATGCTTGAGTTCTTGTTCTAAAGAAAACTCGTCTACCGTCGTCCCACGAATAAATGCTCCATAGTCCGTTTTGTTCTTCATCTGATGATACAAGAACGGAAAATTTTCTAATTGAAGCAGATGCAACTGTGTATTTTCTTCCGCCTGTGACTACTGTAACTGATCCTAATCTGCCTTGTTGATCAAAGTTACCAAATGCTTCGGCTCCTATACCGTCACCGTCGATAACAATCGGACAAGGAGATTTGTTTTTATATCCGAAACCAGGATCAACAACTTCTATAGATTCAATAGTACCATCAACGATCACAGCTCTAATCACTGCTTGTTTGACTCTAATTGTACCAACAATACCTAAATCAAGCAAAGTATCTACTACCGCATCATATTGATTTAATTCTGGAACTGGTGCATCTTCGCTAGATGTTAATGCTGTAAAGTCTATGATATCACTAAACGGCTGTGCTGTTAATAGATTGTTTATATAGGTTATGGTATTCTTTAGAGCAGGCAATCTGTCAATAAACATACTCTGTCTTGGTCTAAAAGAAATACCGTATTTTTGTTTTTGCGGCAAGTTTACATCAGGTACACGATTACCTGCAGAATCAAATCCTATTAAACTGTCAATCCATTTTGTTTCTAAACTCTGAGACGGTATGTCATCTGCAACGTTTTCAGAAATTATTTGATATTCGTTGTGTATTTCATTGAGATTTTTATCTCCCTTTGAAAACAATATGTTGAGTAATGCTGTGTTATCAACTAGTTGTGTATCAAAATTAAAAGTTAAAATAGTATCGCTACCGGCAAGTCCGATAAAGGATAGCCCAGCGGCAGCTGGATCTCTTATTAATATTTCAACTTCGGCTCCGGATAATTTTCTTTTCTTTGTGCTAGTTGGAATAGTTGTCTTGGTTTTGACCCAATAATAGTATACGGTGCCTGTGGGCTCACCGGTAACTGTGTTAAACAAAGTTCTAAAAGAGTAAACATCATCGTTAGGATGTAAAGGTTGTCCACTAATACCAAGTGACAATCCTTCAGTGGTATCAGCTATTCCGGCCCACTCCGATGGCAACAGCAACGACTCAACCCACTCGCAAACTTGGATCACTGCGCCTTCTGCTAATTTGCCCCAGTTGGATGAGATATAAGCTGTATCGCCTTGTTCATAATATAGCCACTTTGCCTTTGAGATATCCCACCATAATTCACCTACATGTTTTTCTGCCCATGCAAGGTCCGCATCTGTAACTACACCTTCTACTCCTACGCTATAAATTGCAGGATCGTATTCGGTTTTGAATTTTAATTCTTGATCTGCTAGACCAAGTATCTTGTACTTGGCGGGGTCTACAATATCTAGATCGGACACTTTAAAATTAGATACATTATTGTATAGTGCTACTCCTCTAGCTTTAGATATATCAGCTGTAGGCAGTTGAAGCGCAATTGTTTCCCAAGAATTGACTGCTGGATTTTTCTTAAACAGTCTTACGTTTCCAATTTTTGAACCTTCGTACAATTCAAATCCGGATGATGTTATTCCGCTAGGCTCAATGTAATCAGGAGAGCCAACTACAATCACAGACCCTGCACAGTCAATGCTATAGCCAAAAGATTCAAACGGACTTAGGTCTGTTTGTAATTTTTCTGTTAGGAAGAACACACCATCTTTTTTCTCAAATACATAAACTCCGCCGGCATATCCTTTCTTGTCAAAGAACGTAGTCGTACCATCGTCGAACGTAGTTGCAGGAAAATCAAAAGTTACCGCTGATTCAAACGGGAAGTTTTTGGCTCCTACTATAATCTGTTGTCCGCCTGGATTAACACAAACACTCTGACCAAACCATTCGTTGGGATTGTCTTCGTAAGTTTCTAATTTTTGTTTAATCCTGAAGAAGTTACTGTTAACTTCTTTTTCCATAACGTATACCACGCCTGGATTTTCAAACGTGATATCTGTCTCAGGAGCAGACACTACTAAAACATTCCCCGACGGATCTAATTCCATTGCGTAACCAAATCTATCGCCTGTTCCGAATGTGGTTCCTGATTCTAAATCACTATAGTCTTCTAACGACGATGCAGTTAGTGTTTGCACTAACTCAAAAATTTCACTGTCGTTTCTTTTGTAAACAAAAACTTTTCCAGAGTTATCAGGAGATACAGTTGAAACTATTTCCCAAGGATCGCCAAAGTCCGGACGTTGATTGTAACTTCTTAATGCTGAATCTATTACAGCAATGCTGACTAACTTGTAGTAGATGTCATTGTATCTTACAGTGTCATTTTCAATATATTCGTAATCTGGTCTCCAGAATCCCCTATAGTTGGAAATAAAATCACCGTCGCAGTCAGGAGCACCAACAACCAAAGTGCGGCCGTCAACACTCATAGTTAGACTTGTACCAAATCGATCATCTTCCTTGATCAGTTCTGCTACTTGGTTAGGACTTAGTATTCCCGAAGCCAAGGTAGACCCGTCATCTTCAATGGCAATATTTTGCGGCAGAGAGCAATGAGTTGTAATAGGATCTACTTTTACCCAATCGTGTGATTCGAATAATGCCTGAGTACTACCGTCGCCGTAGGTGTCGATAACTGCCTTGTAAAGATCTCCTCGGAACCAAACTATACTGTTTGTAGGATAAAACGTACCTACAGAATTGTCATAAATTCCTTTGTAGTTTATATTTTCAAGAATAGACCACGAACCGCTGACGGTGTACGAAAATAGGTAAACTCTACCTTTGTTATTCAGTGAACCTGGCGCTGAAACTGCTAGGTAATATGTACCCGAGGCCCCGCCAATAGAAATCGCTGATCCGAAATATTCTTGATTTGACGGTCTAGGACTCAATATAGTTTTTGTTAAATTCCATTGTTCTTGAACAAATTCGTATATTGAAATAAATCCTTGTTCTGTACGTCCTGGATCAGTACCGGTTGCCGACGCATCAATTAGCGATGCCGGTTCCCAATCTCCGGAATATATGTTTATAGTACTGCCGTCGATAGATACTACATTACGCACTGCCTTCCATAACTTACCTTCGTATAGAACTATGTCTCCTTCATTGTAACCCAATGCAGGATTATAATCTCCTTGATAGTAAGAAGTCATTGCGCTAGCGAAAGGAGAACCAATAATTAACCATCTTGAGTCGAAACTCAAAGTCATTTGTTCGCCCCACGATCCCAAGGTATTATTTGCAAAACCCTGCGGCGGTCCAATAATTTGTCTTAGGCTAAGACCTGTTGGTGTTTCAATATACACCATCACATAGCCCGAGCCAGGTATGCTAGCTATAATGCGTTTGTTTTTGTCGTCATACAGAACTTTAGCTCCTGTTCTACTAGGATCCGAAACACCGTAATCGCTAATAGACTTGGCGCTGTATTGTTTTTTCTTCTGTACAACTTCCCATAGATTATTTTGATCTTTATCAATCCATAGTTTAGCATTGTCTGGCAATAGCGCCGCATCCGGACGATTAAGAAGTTCATAGTCACTGTGTCTTGCAGACACTAGACTCCACACGTTGGCAAAAGAACTAGCTTCAAATTCTGGATCTTCAGCGTCCTCAGCTATGGTAATTGTTATAGTTGATGTACTGTCTTCTGGAATAGTTGTTACTTCATATAATCCAGTTAACTTGGAAATCTTAAATCCTACAACATCGCCTACTTCAAATGAATGCGGTCTATTAAAGGAGATAACTAATTCTGTTTCGTTTCTTTCGATCCCCACTACAAATAAAATCGAAGACTGTGTAAATCTATATACATTCCAAGAAATACCTTCGAATGTGATCCATATATTTTCGTTGACAACTAAATTTTCAATGTCTAATGCTAACAGTGCTTCACGAGATCCAACCACTCGTTCTACTTGATCTGCTTTAACATATCCTGCTGTTAAAAAAGGCAATGATTCATAAGACGTAGGAATCATTCCTTGAGAAATAGTCTGAGGCAATATTGTAAAATCTGGAGTAGATATTCTATAGAATCGATCTGCTGGATCTGAAGGAATGTTATTAACGTAAAGTATCGGCTGCGGATCGATTAAAAAGTTATCTTTAAAAACTTGAATTTCTAATTCTTGTAGCTGATCGTAACCACCAATTTTACCTACACGGAATGCCCATTCTTCATTTAGTACAATACTTGACTTATCTGTTTCGCTGAGCTTGTCAAAGATTTTTACTATTGAATTGTTTGTGCCTTTTTCTCTAATAAATCCTCTGTAGAGTCTTAACTGTGTTACTGGATCTTCGGCAAGATTTTGTAGGTATGTTCGTGTTTGATATCCAATCGTATGACGTGCTAGTTCACGTTGAGTTATTCCTACTCCGTCTGTATCAACTTCGAAGTAGTCTTCGAATAAGTTAATTCTATAATCAAAATTGGGAACTAGTGATTTTGTTGGGGTGGAATCTAGCCTACTCCAGCTTGCATCATCAAACTCCTCAACACCTTGTTGTGTGAACTGGCTTACCCAATAGTAAGATTTATATTGTACAATGTCGCCTAGTTTATAGTCAGCAAATGGCACCCATGCATCAATAGCAACGTTATCAAACAAGAAGCCTGGACTTGTATAATCGCCATCCCAGTCTGTGGTGCGGAATCCCTGCACCTTAATTCTATCTTGTCTGTAACCTGTGGTCTTTTCATAAACAACGTCATTGAACACTGTTCTGTCGCTGAATACAACTACGTTTTCTTTTAATACATAAAATGCTTTTAGATAATAGATACCTTCAGTGGTATCGGTTATAGAGATTTCAATTGTTTGAAAATCTCTATTCACATTAATATATTCTGGGCGTAGCGGTGTTCCGTTACTTTTTAATATTTGATAATCATAAAAACTATCTAAGAAACTTTCTGCAACGCCAACTGGCAGCTTGATTGTTATTTTTTCTGCTAGCGGACTTAGCGTGATTAAAGAACCAACGTCCCAGTTATGACGTGTCCAGAACATAAATTCTTTAGCAGACGTTGTCCAATTTTTTGATACCTTAAGTACTTTGTCATATTGATCAAAAGAAAATCCTATTGATTTAAGATAGGCTTCATAGCCTAACATAAAATCAACTACCTGCTGTATAGTAGTTAACTCCTCGCCGTAGGAAAGTTTTTTTAGATTAAAAAAGTTGAAACTTCTTCTTTGAAATGCTTCAGCTGCGCCTCTTAGGGGCAACTTTGGTAATCTAGTCCAGCTGTTTTTATCAAACTCGTCGGATTGATTTGTTTTTAAGGCTCGATAATAATCACCTCTGAAAAGAACAATTTCTCCGTTGTTAAATGCTCTGTCAGGATTCCAATTAGTAAATGGCGAGCTAACTCCGCCCACACTGATCACCGGATCAGTTTGTGTCGAAATCGATTCGTAATAGTAAAAGAACGGATTAATAGCATCGTAGCCGGTAATTTGCCAACCGCGATTGGTTTTCTCAATCAACACACCGCTGTAGCCTATCGAAGCAATTGGCACACTAACATTAAAAATTATGTCGTAGTTTTCTGGAGGAATAAAAATACTGCTAGACGTTGACCGCGGGCTCTTAGAATCTAACAAATATTTTTGTTGAGCCTTGTCTACAAATCCTGAAATTCTCGACGTAAGTGCAACATCAATGCTTGATATTTTTTCTCTAATGGTATCTAAATTTAATCCTAGATATTTTACATATGCAACTAGATAATTTACCAGTCCAGAAGAAAGTTCTTCTCCAACGTCAGGTATAACAATGTCGCTGAGAGTGAAAAATTTATTTGACGATGTATCAATTAATTGGCCTAATCTATTTGTAGTCTTTCTTGATAGATCAAATCCTTTATTGATAAAGTCAAATGGCTTCAATAACATCAATGCTATTGTTACAGCAAATGGCCATTCTGAGCTAGATCTCCAAGCATACTCCACTGGTCCGATATCGCCAAACACAAAACTGCCTTTGTTGTTTACTAAGGTGAAATTTAATGCTAGGCCTGAATCTAATGGGCTCAATAGTTTTCCGTCGGCATCTACCGGAATGTGTTGTAAAATTGTAGATCTTTTGTATCTGTCGTAGATTCCTGCTGTTGTGCCTTGTCGAATAATTCCGTCTCGCAGATCTTCCCAAAGAATTAAGTTATTACTGGTATACGGTGCCGGACCATATTCGTCTTCCCACCACACTGGCTGTTCTGAAAATCCCAACATTTCCCAAGGGCAGCGATGCGGACGATCTGTGTCATAGAAGTGTTTATACACGCCTCTCCAATAGCCAGGTAGATTAATTCCACCTGTTTGGTCTGTCATAGAGCTGTATGTATAAGTGAAACTATTTTCTGAATCAAAATACTCGTTGAGAGTGTAGCCAATATTAGAATTAGAAATCCATTTTAAAAATTCTTGACTTACAATGTTGTTGATTTGAGATTTAGAAAATTCGGCCGCTCCAAAATAGCCGCCCAGTACAGCATCAATATTAAACACTGCCTCGTCGTACGGCTGTTTAATGTTGTTGTAGATTCTTAATTCTAATTCTAATAACAAGTCGTCTCGATAATCACCGTAGCAAACTGTAATACTTCCGTCGTGACCTTGTATAACTTCCTGTGGTACAGAATAGGTATCGTCGATGAATTTTTTAGGAAGATATTTCTTGTACAATCCTAACTTGGTAGGTGTAGGCGGAATATAACTAAAGCTGGTAGAAACATATTCTCTAATTTCAACTACATCACCTTCTTGAAGATCGATATTCAAAACAACAAAGCCAAAATTAGAATTAAAACTATAATCTGTATTAACAATCAACTGTTGTTGATTTATGTAGACATACACTGCTCGTCTACTCAATTCTTCTAAATTAAATTTCTGAGAAAGTGCAAATGTCTTAATACCGATATCTTCAACTTCGTAAGTTATAGTAGTGTACGCACCCGATCCTATCATGTCTGAATCAGCAAACGGGCTAACTGATGTTTTTGTTTTAGATAAAAAATTTACGATGTCATCTACAAATTCAGGAATATTATCATTAGATAAAAATTCTGTTGATTTTACAAGAAAACTATTTTTAAATTCTGAATAAGATTTTTTTGCAAACTGTATAGATTTAATAGCATTGAATTTTTTATCGCACAACAAATACATTGACAACGGAGAAATTCCAGAATGCTTTAAAAAACGTTTTCCGTATTTTCTATAATCAAACAGATTTCGAAGATTCGAATCTCCAGGAATTGATCCAACAAATTTTTTGTCCCACTCTACCGCTGTTAACAAATGGTCAAGTGCTTCGCCAAAGGTAAAGGATTGTAAATTTTGATTCAACGGATTTTTTTCTAGCCCAACTGGGATTTCGTAATATCCTAGCTTTGGCTCTACCGTTGAAACAATTTTGAGAGATAGAACATCACCTGCGGCAAAAGTTCGATTAAATGTAAATTCATCGTTGAATCGTGTGTAAGTTACGTCAATCTTAAATCCATTAAGATAAAAATTGATTTCTGATCCTATAGAATTATCAAAGTCAGTCCACTCTACAGATTGTAAAATTACCTTATTAGTAGCAGCATCAATAGTTACTGAATCAATTATCGGTTGAACAAATTGTCCTTCGAGTAATTGCCATCCGTTTTGATACCCTTTGTTGTCATTGAATAGATAAAATCCAGTAGAAATATCTATTTTTTTATTTCTTTTTTCTTCTAAGTAAGACACAGAGTCTGTATCCCACGGCCATTCGAATTGTATATCTCCAACGTTATCAATATTAAGATAGCTTAGGCTAAATCCCAATTCTGGATCCGGAACACTGGTGCCTATTTTGTAAGAAAACAATTTTGTTCCTGTAAAAGAACTAACCGGATATTTTTCTAGATTACTAAAACTTACTCCGTCTTGGTCAAAGGCGTCAAACAACGGTGCTTGATTTGTCTTGATTTTTTCTTGGCTGGCGACCCAGTTGGTTCCGTTAAAATGATACATTTTTCCGAAATTCGCTGCGCCTCTTTTAATCAGCACTCCATCTCCGAGGTTAGACACTCCGTCGGCTTCTAGTCTAAGATGTATTTGACGTCTGTTATTATGAGTAATAAATTCTACTCGATAAATTTTATTATTTGTTAAAACATCAGTGTCAGCTACAACTAAAACTCTTGCACCTTCAAACAAAAATTCACCGTCAACGTTGTAACCTGTGCTGCCTTCAATTTTACTAAAAACATCCGATGTAAATGTGTCAACATAGTCAACACTGGCTTTGGCTAAAGATCCGTGATTAATTAATTGTAGATCTGCTTGAAATTCAATAATAGGACGTTTAGCACGTTGTGATTCGTTCGCAGGAAAATCTTGTCCTCGACTTTTAAATGCAAATTCTAAAACAGATCTGTGGAACCATCTGTTATAACGACTCCACGGATTTCCATCTTTAGATGTTCTACCAATGACTATATAATCTTTTTCACCGGGAAATGCTGTGGCATCGTCGAACGGTTCCGAATCGAATCCTGCATTATCAAACAGCACTTCTGGTGCGTTGGTATCAATGGGTGGGGCCACGAGATCATTAAAGCGTATCAACGCAATGGCTTCACCTACTCCTTCTACCAACCAAGTGTCTGAAGCATATTTTTGAGGAGTTACTTTTCCTCTAAAAGAAACAACCAGACCGTTAGTAAACTCGATACCGTTACTGCTGGTATACTCAGTCTTGCCGAGTATTTCTTTTTCTATATCTATTTTTGTGTTATCTTCAATATCTGATATAATGAATCGTCCGAATCGATCAGGTGTAATTGACGATTGATAAAACAACACATCTGGAGCATCTAGCGGCACCTCAAACACAACATCACCTATTTCGGCACCGTTGTTTGTAACACCGATGTTGTAATTTAATACCGAACCAACTCCAACAGATTCTATAAACTCCCAATCTTCAGAATTTAGATTAATTGAACTTCCGTCAGTAGGACTAATGTCGACTTTGGCTCTCCATAGCTTTTCATCAAATGTTGCCAACTGTCCAGCTTGGTATGACAATATAGGATTATACAGCAAACTTCCTGTGTCATAATTTGTTTTAATAGTAAACCCTTCTCTAGGAACGTTTACCTTAAAAGTATATTTTTGGCCTCTGTAAAGTGTTACTGATGGATTGTTAGTAAATCCGTCAGGAGAGAATATGTAAGTTGATCCAAATCCCAGTGTTACTTTATAAGTGCTTGTGATGCCTACATAATTTCCAAATACGTTAACTGAGGGGGGACCTAGCGGTTCCCAAAAATATTCTCGATAATTTGCAAACTTGTCCCAGTCAATGGGAGGATTCCACGTATAGTGTTTTTGTTCTGTGGTTTTATTATCATTGTCTTCATTATTTCCAAAGAATTTAATTTGATTCTTTAAATCAATGTAGTCAACAAAACTTTCAATTTTATCTGAGTTTCTAGTTATAACACCAGGCTCTAGCTGATACCTACTTCTAAGTGTTTGGTCGTCATCTAAATAGATATCTGAAGATCTAAATGTCTTTCCGTACCTGCGGCCGATATAGCCTGTGGTCTTTTCTAGTACCCCTGGTTGAACCAACGGGTCTAACACTGCTCCCAAGAATTTAGAGTTGGTTTCTGTTCTAAATATCGAAGGCAGTAATTCTACTGTTCTTCTAATCGGTAGCTGACTCTTAGGAAAAATTTTATCTGTCATTTTACGCTTTACTCTGTTGCAGTGCCAATTGTTGAAACTATTTCGATGTCGTCTACTCTAGCTCCACTAATAAAAATTTCGTCTGATCTTGATTGGATTTCAAATAAGCTGTTGATGCCTTGATCAACTTGTTTAGGAACAACGGTTAGATTACTAACATCCGGCGATACTGAATTTATGATGTAAGTGGTTAGTTCGCTGAGATAAAACTTATCTCCAAAATCCCAATTGTTTACATCAAAGAAATCATTAATGGCCGATACTATTCTAACTTTTAAATCATTGTCGTTGATTGTTTTGTTTGTGTTCTTTACAATTTTAAATGTTGCCTGTAGCTTATCTTCAGCAGAAGCACCAAATAAAATCTTATATCTCACAGGATGATATATTATTTCATCACTGATTGATTTTATAGCATCTAACTTGGAACCGAAATCTATTCTTAGAGTATCTATAGATGGAGGTTCCGGAAGCGTTGTGACATTTCCTAAGATGTAATTTCTAAAAATTATGTCATAGTTTCTTGTTAGTAGGTACACATCAATGATATTACTTGAGCTTGGATCTATTCTTCTATCTTCTGATGCATTATGTACATATTGAAACTTTAAGTTCTTTCTACCAAAGTTAGCTTTGTATGTAGGTTCTAGTACTAGAGAATTTGTTGCCTTGTTAACTCTTTTGATTCTATCTTCGTTAGTATCATAAAAATAAAATAACTGTCCGTCAGCATAGTCATTAACAGAAACTTGTACTTCACGCTGAAACACTAGAATATTTTCTACTGTTTCGTCAACTACTTCAAATGTAATATTGCCAGCAGTATCGGTTATTTCTTTAAAAAACAAAAACTTAAGCTCAGTATCTTCGCCTACAATTTCAGTAAACGCTTCGGGATCATCAATAACGCCATCGTCGTCTCGGTCCGAAAAGGCCACCTTTACTTCTGTAGAACTTTCATAGCCATCACTGAATTTAATAGTATCGTCTATAGAAAATGCAATATCTTTCTTTAACGGGCTACTGTCGGCTCCTGCATTAATTCCTAATACTTTTACTTCATCTCGAACAATTTGACCTGTTTGAGAATCATAAACTTTCTTGTTTATGTCGATATAAAATCTATTTTGTCTTAGACTACCAAATACATAATCAATGCCGCGCACCCTAATTACATATTGATCTGCACGTCTTACAAATGCTATGATCCAAGATGCATCTAAGTTATTTCTAGTATTGTCTCCTGTTTTACCAAGACCAAATGGTGTAACTAAATCAATATTCGCTGCTATAATTAACTTCCACGAAGCTGTTGTATAGTCGTATCTTAAACCAAAATTTTGATTTTCGGTTAGCTGACTGATGATTTCTTGTTCGATACCTGTTGGAAGATTATTAATAAATTTAGGAACTATTCTTCTAGCAATAGATCCTGAAGGAATATTGTCGCTAAATGTTATCGGTCCAAGACCGTTAGACAATGCGCCACGTCCTGCATTGGTACCATCACCAACTACACTTATTACCTTGGTCCAAATATATTTTCTTTGTTCAAGATCGTTGATATTAGTATCAACTAGTAGTCCGTTCTTAAATGATTTTCCTGCAGGCGGAACGAATTTTATTAGAGCATTAGTATACACATATTTTAAACTGCTGGTGCTGAACGAGCCAACTCCAAGCAACGAGTTATCAATAATGTTCTTGAAATAACCTGTGCTTTCGTTAATGCCGGAACTTAGACTTTGCCAAGTAATATTATCATCTACAAATAAAACTTTGTCAAATTTTGTAAAATAAAAATTATAAACATCGGTGGATGTAAACACTGGCTCAATTTTATTTCTAATAAAATTAATAATTTCTAGTCTATTAGTAAATTTAAAATTCAATGTTCTTTCAACTTCTTCTCGGTAAACATATCCGTCGTCAGCAAACACTCGCACTGAACTGTACTTTCCGCTGGCATCTACAATTTCAAAATTTCTAGAAATACCGCTAGAAGTTCTATTAATTGATTTTACTTTTAAAATTTCTTGACTGCTTGACAACGGAGCCAACTGATAGTCTTCAGCTGTGATCATTCTATTTTGTGTGTAGTATAACGCAGGTGCTACAGCTTTGATATTCTCAGTGGTTTCTGCGGAAGCCGCATTGATCACCGTGTAGTTCAGTCCGAGGTTGATTGTTAGTGTTTCTAAATTTCCTGTTCTGCTGATATATGGAACTGAAACATTTACGCCTCTCATTTCTGCTGGAGAAATGGTGTAACTTAAACCGTTAGAAACTCTATAATATGCTCTAAAAGTTCCTCTTGGGAGATTACCGTAGACACCATCGGCAAACACTAACTCAACAGTGTCGTTTTCTCTAGTCGATACTGCATAGATATTTCTTATATTATTTTCTAAACTATTGTAGGCAATGTTATTGCCGAGCAGACTGTTGACTTTAACCCATTGGTCAATCTGAGTTCCTATTGAGTCTAACTGAAACAACCAAATATCTTCGTTGTTTATTCCTTCTGATTCAATACCAATCGTTTCGTTAGTAGTTGGCACATCGATTGTGAAATCTGCTAACTCTAAGTTTCCTTGTTTAAACATTAGGTAGAATCCAGTATTAGCACTCCCTGGACCGCGGCCGTCTTGTCTATAGATAAATCCTAGTTGATTTCCCGGAGTAGGTGGCTCTTCGTAGATGTACTCTTGCCCTTTAAAAGTTGTGCTGACTAATTCAAAGTTCATGCTACGACTGGCTACGCTTTTTGTAAATGCGAACAAAGGAATATCTCGTAGAGCCGATCTAAATCTATATTGTTCTGTTTGAATTCCTTGTATGATTGCGGTTCCTTGACTGCGACCGAACTCTGTGTTGTTAGACATAGAGGCATTCATAATTAATAAAAACTGTTCGAGCCAATTTGTGTTTGTTGGATCATTCCAGCTGATAATTTGATCAGCTAAATTTCTTCCGTTACTGTCAACGATTTCTTCAGTGGTGCTTACAGTACTAAATTTTAACAGTCCGGAAGCAGGTATATTTCGCTTGGCATTGTAGCCCAGCATTCTTGCAATACGTAAAACGCTTTCTCTTCTATCTGCAAGTTCTAAAAAATTCTCACGACTAGCTAGATCAATTCTAAACGACAGACTCTGCCCTATAAATGCCACGGCATCTATCAATGCCATGTATTCCGAAGATTCTATGTAATCATTGAAATCCTCTGGATAATTTTCTCTAAGATATGCAATAATAACCCTACGAAGATTTTCAAAATCGTAAGATTTAAAGTCAGCATTTTTAAAGGTCTGGTAGATTCTGGTCCAGTCCTGGTTTAAAATTAAGTTATTTTGTCTAGCAGTAGTGGTCATTGTTATTCTCTCCCAGTATTTACCTGGAAAAATTTACTGGGTATATTATGTTGTTACTGTGTTGTTGTTTCTATCAAAGTTCAAAGACATGCGCTCGTTGATGTTAAAAGGCAAATAAGTCACATCTGCTTCTATTCTTAGCCCTTGATCAGTGCTGTCAACAATTACCGAATTTACAGTGATTCTAGGATCATAATTTAAAATATCTTCAATATCCTGCGCAACCAGTGTCTTTACTTCTTCGGTAAAATTTTCAAATAACACATCCCATATAACTGTTCCAAAGCTGGGGTTTTCTAGTTTTTCGCCCTTGCGAATATAGAAGTGATTGAGCAGATCCTGTTTGACCAAATCTAAATCATACAGTTTGTAATTTTTTTTGTTGTTGTTACTGCTGAAACCTCTGTATGTAAAAGTTCCGCTGTTTGTAGTAACCTGAGCAAAATTACTAGCAACAACCTTTTGATTATATAATCGTGTAATGGCCATGTTTATGTTTCCCTATCAGTTTTCGCTGGTGTAAGTGCGTCTGGAGCTATATTTTCATGAAACTTCCACGGCTCGTGCATAGGAACTCTTTTCATGATACTGCTAATCATGCCAGTTTTGTATTTGTTTTCGGACCAGCCGGCAGTGGTTGATGTTGCAACAGATTGATGCGTGGATAGTGGTGCAAGAGGAGTAGCTTCGTCTGCAAGAGCTGCTGACGGGCCGTTTAAATGAATCACTGCACCACTCTGTGTGATATTGCCGCCACTCTTAATATCAGTAGTTCCGCTGGCTGTAAATTTATTAGCACCGCCAGTTCTTAAATCATAACCTTGAGATGTGGTAAATTTTGCCGAGCCGCCGTTGATTTGTTCAAAGTTTTTACCGATGGTTATCTTGCCATCCTGTCCTGCTATTACTTCCCAATTCTGTGCTGACTCCGTGCGTGTTCTTCCGGATACGGCTTTCATATTGATGTTTCTGCCTGCTTCCAAATTGATATCCCTATCGGCTCTAATATTCAAATCAGTTTCAGTATGAATACTAATACTATCTTGTGCATAGATGTCAATCTTACCGTTACTGGTTAATTCTATCCACGTGGTGCCTCGAGCGTTTCCGATATAAATGAGGTCTTCGGAATTGTGCATCAACAGTTGATGTCCAGTTCTAGTTCTAACTCTAAAATATTCACTGTAAGGAATAGTAGGATCACCCTTCTTGCCCTTTAATATGTCAACGTAGGCGTTACCTTGTCCTAACTCGCCTGCAGGTGCAGTGCGTTGATATCTATCGTCACCGTCGTCCATCACTAACTGTGTTCCACCTAATCTGCTCACCGGAACCGGTGTGTCTGACGGTCCTTGTAATTTTCCTATGGGTGATCTTTTAGCATTATTTCTTCTATCAACTGGTCCTGGGGTACTGATGCCAAACACTGCGCTAGGAACTTCTCTACGTGCTGACGTTGTGGTAATGCCTCTAATATCGTCTTCTAACAGACCTTGAGTTAAAAATGCTTCTGCAATAGGATGTATAGGTTTCTTAATGCTGTCAACATCTGAACGTTGTTCTAATGAATTTAATTTCTTGTTAATCTCTGCCACAGGCATGGCTATTCTAGAATTAAATCGTTTGTCGTCGGCTGTTGAAATATCTAGTGCTTCAGATGCTCCTATGGCTGGAACCATATGATTAGCAAACCTAGGCGGCACACAAGCAAGCCAAAAGCCTTGACTAGGGTCGCCGTCTACAAACACACACAACACCGTAACTCCTACATCCGGTGGAACCATCCACATACCGTAGCTTTTTTGTGTGTCATTATAAGCTTCTGATGTTGTGGATCTAACATTTCCATCCTGGGTCGCAGTCGGCGAAGTAGTGTTTTTTCCTAAAAATTCATATGCTGTTGAACCAAAAAATGGACTAGCATATCTGACCTGATACACTTGATTAGCGTCAGCAAGATCATTGCCCTGTTCTCTTAACAAGGTAATTTCTAGGCCGCCCATAAATGTGGGATCGAGGTGGCTAATTACTCTACCAAGATAGACGCCGGTGCCTACATTACGTCTATTGGTTTGATTAGCTGGGGTTCTTTTTATCTGTGCCATTTATGTGTGTATTATCCTAAATCTGATTGATTTATATCTATATTAGGTAGATTTAAATTAGTTCTTGAATTTGCAAGGCTGCTTATTTTAGATGTTGCAGACTGTGCCTGTCCTCTAATAAAGTCAACTAAATTTCTTGATCGACTGTTCAATGCTACAATTTCTTGTTGCACTGGCACAGGAGGAGGTTTATCAAATGTAACCTCCGGCTGTGGCGGAGAATTTAAGCTACTTGGTTGTGGAATTTGTTCTTGTACATCAGACGCCAGTGCTTGGGCCTTATCAACCCTCGGTGTTTGCAGTCCTGCAAGGTCGCTGGTTTGCAACGGCATACGTATACATTTTAATTTTTGTTTAAAAAAGCCGTCATTAAATGAACTTTCAACAAGAGTCACTTTATAGATACCTGTAAAGGGACTAGTTTTTCCGCTGTTAGGAAAACGATACTGGCCGGTTAACGTATCCACGTCTTGGGGGTTTTGAAATCTTATAAAAATATAACAATCGCTACCTTCATAATTAGCTGTGCCGTCATCGGTTATCTGAGGAGTAGCTGCACTAGGTTTAGCAAAATAATTAGCTTGACCGCTATCAACAAGCCAAAAAGTATCTCCTACAACTTCAAGTTCGATTGTAACTAAGTCTGCGCTGCCGCCGGTGATAAACGAATTATGAAATGCTTCAGCAACTTTTTGTTCAGTGGTACTAGTACCTGCACCGCCTGGAGTTGTTTTTTTCAATGCAGTCGGATCTTTCATCATTCTTCTACGACCAGTATTTGATAGCTGTACCTGCGGACTATTTCCTCTTCCGGTGACTACTTTTTTGCCTGGAACTGGAGCTGGTCCTTGTTGGTCTGGATTTGTTACTCGAGCGGACTGGGCTTCTGGTTTTGGATTATTACCGGTAAAAAATAAATTGTTAATTTGAATATCGAATTTTAAAACATCAACATTCTTACCTGTGTAGATATAATTGTATTCTTTAACTATTTGTTTTTGTAGTGTATCATATCCTATTGCAGACGAATTAGGATTAGAAAATATTGTATGATGTACCAAGTATGGCACAACTCTAAATATTATAATTCTAGAAAATTCACCTAGCAGTGTATCAAATTCCCCAAACTGCATTTGAACGTCTAGCTTAAACCAACGTATAAAACCGTCTACTAGTCTGTCGGGGTCAATGGCATCTTTAGCATACTTGGAGCTCAATATTAATTGAGTTATAATATCAGTCAATGACTGTGCTTGAGCAAATTGAAATTCTCTATTTTTTGGATCAATGATCACATTGTCTCGATTGACCTTGCCTGTCTTGGGATCAATTTTGTCACGTTCAAATCCAAAGCCAAACTTACCGCCGTTGGCTGCGGTGAATCCAAACAATGATGCTCCGATATCGTTGGGGTTAAAGTTTGCCGGATCAGGAACTCGAGGTTTAGGACTGCCGGTTGTTTTTTTCTTTTTTGGAGCAGCTGGATTTTCAGCAGCTGGTTTATCGTCTTCGGCTTTTTTAGATTCCCATATTTGAGATTTTTCGGCAGAGCTAGGAAAATCAATAATATATGTATCAGCAACTCCTATACGTTCTTCTTTGACTAATTTTTGTTCGTTTTCGTTTAAAATTTCTGTGAGATTGTTGCAGGCTTCGCCAACACTATCGCCTTTTAATTTTAAATCAGTATAAGTGATGTTATGCTGATCAGAAAAACCTTGATGATTATACGGAACACCTTCGACGCGATACTTACTGCCCGATTCAGTAACTTCAAACTTGATACTGGTTAATTTCATAACAAAGTATTTTGACTTGACGATCTTGAGATCGGTCATTTTTTCATCATAGCCTTTGAAATCAAGTTTTAAAACATACGGAGCATTGTCAAGATAGTTTGCATAGTTGTTGGCCAACGCTGCAACCTGCATACTTTGCAGTAACAGTCCCATGCTATAAGGTTCAATTATTTCAAAACTAAATTTAACAGCATTACTGTTGCCAGTTTTTACATTGGCTGCAATTACTGATTGCATGACGAAGTTGTTTACAAAATATTCTGGAACTCCGGATGCAGTCTTGGCTCGCTGACTGTCGTATCGGCCGCCTGAACTAAACACTATCTGTGTTAGTGCCGCATCATTTTCTCTGTAAAGTTTAGGATTATTAAATTGATCTTTAGTTAAACAAGCCATCGTCCACATTGGAGAATATGACGCAAACTGATGCAGCGGATTTGCAACTAGATTGATTAATGCTTTGCCGCCTGCCACAGTTATGGATTGTTGTTTTGTAGGACTAGGCTTGCCGTCTTTTATTGCATTAGTTGAACTTTCTTCGCGCTGATTTGTTACCCGTGATGCGGTACCCGAAGACACAGCAGAATTTGAAGGGGATGGTTGTTGGGGTGTGCCGTCTGGTTTCGTTCTTGGAGTAAATGCTGCCACAGCATTAAATGTTCCTGCTACTTGAGTAGCAGAACGTTTGAGCTCTTCGACTGTGCCTAATGTTGGTATTAATCGGTCCAGCAATCCCATTTTATACTCCTAGGTACTGTTCTAGATTAGTTTGTTTAGGTAGATATATTGTTCTGCCAGGTACAAAATCATATATAGGATCTTTTAAAATGTCCATGTTTCGTTGTACAAACACCCACCAAAGTTTTGCATTTCCATAAACGTCGTACGCCAACAGATCCGGTCTATGTCTATATTGATTTTCAATGGTATATCTAAAATCGTCAGGCTCGGAAGGTATAGGTCTAATTCTCAAAGTTTCTAGATAGAAATTATTTTGAGGAGTTGATACCCACGGTGATGAGTTAGTGTATGTTGCCATTATAGATATCCTACTCCATCAGATCCAACCATTTTGCCGCTGGCATATGATTGTAAATTAAACTTACGCAATGCCTCTCTACTGTAGATAGGAACGCAAGTAACAGAAACTGTACTAACTACAGGTACCCATGTGTTAGTTCCATGCAAGGTGCATCTTACATAATTGACATCGTCTTTGAAGTCAACGGAAAATTGTGTGATGATGATAGGTATTTTATCAAACACGCTGGCGCCGTAACCATACAGATGACAGATGATTGGGGGGTTACCTGCATTGGCTCCTTGTCCGAAAAACATTTTGGTGGCTGTTTTAAAAAATGTTGTAGCTGCTATCCAATATGCTGCATCAGTTTCTGTTTCTGCTGTAAATTCTCCGCTGATCGATATGTCATCAACTGTGCTGCTCTTGTATGAGTAGTAGGGATAGTTACTGTGTACTAGGTCTACCTTCTGATAATCTGCTTTAGTCGAGACTGTGAGATTTGGCAAGTAAGGGAATACGACTCCGCCAGTTTCCGATAACATAGCAAACATCTTTGAATCAAATAGTTGCCACGGCGCATTTATTCGCACACGCCAATCATCTTTACTACCTGGATCTAATTTTATTGCGGATCCTTGATTTCTAAAAAGATCAGCACCCCTAGGAAGATTTACTCCTCGTTTTAGACTAAGGATATCATTTAATGTTCCAGCGGCTTTACTAATTGCACCTGCTGCACTCAATGCTCCGCTGCCAAGACTGCCGCCAGTTAGTTTACTGAGGCTGTTGGTAATGTCTGCTGTAAATGCACTGGTGCTGCCTGCAAGACTCTGCAGCCCGGTCGAAGCTTGTCCTACAATGGAATTAAACTTTGCAGACGCTGTGCCGAATGCGCTGCTGCCACCGAATCCATTTTTAATAGCAGAAGTGGCTCCGTTTAATGTGCTGCCTATTCCGCCAGCCGCATCTGATATTTTTTGATCCAGTGCTGCTTTGTTGATTTCGCTAGAGGCTGTCCTAAACGCAACTCCGGCAGTTTCAGATACTTCTTTAGTGGCGTCATTCGCAGCCTGTACGAATCTTGCATAAGGATTAGTTGGTAAAGTCATTTGGTAAGATTAGTTCTCATTTACTCTATTTATTATTAACGAAATGTGCTACTATTATAAGTAGTAGGAGAACCTAAACTAATGACCATTACAACAGTACCAAAGATAAAATATCTAACTAACAAAGATCTACTGAAAGAAATACACCTAAGCAAAAACACATACTGTGTGTTTACCAAGCCAGAATATCACGAATACGATATAATTCTGCCTAGCTTGGAAAAAATCAATATACGTACTGTAGCGGAAGCCAAACGAAGTCGAGCTGTTAAACTGGCCAAACGAGCTCACGAAGCATCAGACAAAAAAACTCCGCTAAAAGGATTTGAAATCGATTACAAAAAAATCGATAAAAAAGATCTAGTTTTTCGCATCATGACTTTTGAACATGTACCGCTAGCGCCGGGTCGTAAAAAGACTTTGAAAAATACTGCTGATAGTCACGAAAAAGTAAACTTCCCCCCATTCCAACATTGGAAATATGACGATAATAACAATCTTGTGTGTGTAGGCAAGAGTCATTGGAAAGGCACAATAGCTGTTGGAGAGTTTTGCAAGGAACACGGGCAAATGACTAATAATCTTGCGCGAATGTTTATCAAACTTTGTGAAAGATACGCTACTCGAGGCAATGTTAGAGGATACACATACAACGATGAAATGCGGGGTCAAGCAATTTTACAATTAACGCAAATTGGTCTTCAATTCGATGAATCTAAATCCGATAACCCTTTCGCTTATTATACTGCTGCTGTCACTAATTCATTCGTGCGCATCATCAACATCGAAAAACGCAATCAAAATATCAGAGACGATATACTGGAAATGAACGGAATGAACCCATCCTGGACTAGACAGAATTCAGGAGGCGGCGCTAACACCATGGCTGGCCCTGTGTCAAGTGGCACTGTAGATGGCGGCGACTCTGATTGATCTTTTTAATTTAAGGTAGTACACTAAATCTATGAATCTATTTAAAAAGGTTGCGGTTTTTACCGACATACATTTTGGACTAAAGACTGGTAGTAGAACTCATAATCAGGACTGTGAAGAGTTTGTGATTTGGTTCTGCGAAGAAGCCAAGCGTCAAGGATGTGAAACTGCCATGTTTCTTGGAGACTGGCATCACAATCGATCGACAACTGACGTTAGTACCATGAATTATACTGTTAGTAATCTAGAACGATTAAGTGCTAGCTTTGAAAAAGTATATTTTATTCTTGGCAATCACGATCTGTTCTATAAAGACAAGCGCGAAATCAACTCCATAGAATTCATGCGATTGTTTCCTAATGTGATTCCGATTAAAGATCCGTTTACTGAAGGCGATGTAACTATACTTCCATGGCTGGTTGGTGACGAGTGGACCAAAGTTCCAAAGATTAAAAGTCGTTATATCTTTGGTCACCTCGAACTGCCTAACTTTTTTATGAATGCCATGGTGCAGATGCCGGATCATGGACAATTACAAAGCACTCACTTTGTCAATCAAGAATATGTTTTTTCGGGACACTTTCACAAAAGACAAACCAATCGAAATATAACCTATATCGGTAATGCATTCCCACACAACTATGCCGATGCTGGCGATGATGATCGAGGAATGATGACTTTAGAATGGGGTGGCAAGCCAGAATATCGCACTTGGCCGAATCAGCCTGTTTATCGAACATACAAATTAAGTCAAATTATCGATACTCCGGAAAAACTTCTACGAGAAAAAATGCATTGTCGTGTCACTATTGACTTGCCCATTTCATTTGAAGAAGCTAATTTTATTAGAGAAACATTTATACCGCAGTTTGACCTTCGCGAATTAATGCTTATTCCAGAAAAAGTAGAAATTGAAACTAACGCAGTACCAATTGATATCAATTTTGAAAGTGTGGATACAATTGTCATGAATCAAATCAATGCAATTGATTCAGAAACCTACGACAAAAAAATGCTATTGGATATCTATAAAGATCTATGATCAAAATTAAAAATCTTACAGTTCGCAATTTTATGAGTGTGGGTAATCAGACCCAAGCCATTGACTTTGACAAAGGACAGTTAACACTAGTTCTAGGTGAGAATCTAGATCTGGGTGGTGACGACAGCGGTGCTCGTAACGGCACAGGTAAGACCACTATTATCAACGGTCTTAGCTATGCTATCTACGGCACTGCATTGACCAATATCAAACGTGACAATTTGATCAACAAGATCAACGGCAAAGGCATGCTGTGTACAGTTACGTTTGAAAAAGACGGTGTTGAATATCATATCGAGCGAGGACGCAAGCCTAATCTTTTGAAGTTTTCAATTAATGGTCAAGAACAAGCTCTGGACAGTCTAGACGAATCTCAGGGCGACAGTCGAGAAACACAAAAAGCTGTAGAAGAATGCTTCTCTATGAGTCACGAAATGTTTAAGCATCTTGTGGCTCTTAACACCTATACCGAACCGTTTCTTTCAATGAAGGCGGGCGAGCAACGTGCAATCATCGAACAACTGCTGGGCATTACGTTGTTGTCTGAAAAAGCTGAACAACTTAAAGATCAAATAAAAACTATCAAAGAATCGATATCAACTGAAAACACCAGAATCGAAACTGTTAAGTCTTCCAACGATCGAATTCAACAAAGTATTGAATCTCTAGAAAGAAAACAGAAGTTATGGAATGAAACTAAAAATAAATCCATAGCTGATCTAAAAAACAGTATAGTAGTACTGAGTGATATTAACATCGAAGAAGAAATTATCAATCAACGTGCTCTTATCGAGTGGACCAAGAATAAAAAAGAACGAGACAGCCTTGTTAGCATGATTGCCAAACAGACTGCGGTTGCAGACAAAGATCAAAAGCAGTTTGAAAAAGTCAAAAAAGAACTTGAGTTACTTGCGGATCACAAATGTCATAGCTGCGGACAAGACCTGCACGACGAAAAACATGAATCTATGATGGATTCCAAGACTGCACAACTCAACGAAAGCAACGAGTTGGTCGCAGAAGCAACATCTGAATTAAATGCGTTAAATCAAGCTCTAGAATTACTTGGAGATATTTCCGATAGTCCTAAAGTTATCTATGATAACTTAGAGGAAGCATTAAATCATCGCAACACTGTAGATTCTCTGTCCAAGGACCTTGTTTTAAAAGAAGCAGAATTTAATCCTTACATTGAACAGATAGAAGAATTAAAAAATACTGCCATGCAAGAAATTGATTGGAATCATATTAATGATTTAAATCGAATAAAAGACCATCAAGAATTTTTATACAAATTATTGACCAGTAAAGATTCGTTTGTTCGTAAAAAAATCATCGATCAAAACTTGGCATTTTTAAATCAACGTTTGACTTATTATCTAGATCGCATTGGACTACCACATATTGTAGAATTTCAAAACGATCTCACTGTGATTATTACACAACTAGGTCAGGACTTAGATTTTGACAACCTAAGCCGCGGCGAACGTAACAGACTGATACTGTCTATGAGTTGGGCATTCCGAGATGTTTGGGAAAATCTGTATCGACCAATTAACTTACTGTTCATTGACGAGTTGGTAGACAGCGGTATGGATGCTAGCGGAGTTGAATCTAGTATTGCAGTACTTAAAAAGATGACTAGAGAACGCAGTAAAAATGTTTTCTTGATCAGTCACAGAGATGATCTAACTAGTAGAGTAAATCATGTGCTCAAAGTAATCAAAGAAAATGGATTTACAAGTTATTCCAATGATGTGGAGATTGTAGCTTGAGTTTTGAAACACACGAAGCTATAATCAAAGCCTGCCAAGAATATTTTAAATGGCAGGATCGATTTGAACACAAAGGCTCAGACGAGGCAGGTATCAAGGCACGAAATGCGCTAGGAGAAATACGCAGGCTGTGTTTTCAAAGGCGCAAAGAAATACAAGATAAACGAGAACAAAGAAAAAAAGCCAGAAATTCCAAGAACGGTAGGCCATCAAACATAACTAAGGACGAGTACAAATGAGTAATCCTTCTTATGACATGGTTCTATCAAGGTATCGAAGTCACTGATCTTCCAGAAGATTGTGTGGGCTTTGTATATCTAATCACAAACAACATCTCTGGGCGTAAGTACGTAGGCAAAAAACTTGCAAAGTTCGCTAAGACCACTTACAAAGTGGTTAGGCTAAAGAACGGCAACAAGAAAAAGAAGAAAATTAGAGGCAAGATAGATTCAGATTGGCGCGACTATTACGGTAGCAGCCCCAATTTAACCGCAGACATAGACGCACTAGGCAAAGAAAACTTCACCAGAGAAATCATCTATTACTGTAATTCTAAGGCAGAATGTAGCTACATCGAGGCAAGAGAACAGTTTGATCGCAAAGTATTAGAATCAACAGACTATTACAACGGTCATATACAGGTTCGAGTTCACGGCTCTCACATTATAAAATCACTTCAAAAACCCAAAGTTTAACAGACACACAAGTACCGCAAGCAGTACATAGGCTCAACAATTCAAGGCAAAATAATGCGGTTTTTGGCTCGCGCAGGCTAATATCATGCGCTCTATACCTGGTCAATCTTGGTCACAGGGACGGAATTCCTTGCCGCAAAGGTACTCAGCAACTACCCATTTGGATGAAGATCGCTAACTAAGCCCTGCGATTGTGCTGTTTGAAGATAATAAAAAGGCAAAAAGAGAGGGGAGAACCCTCACGTAGACAAATATGATAGCGTATATTTGTTTACCGCCGTTGTAATAAGACGGAGCTCGTGGTACCGGACAACCGCCACTGTAATGCTCTAACGCTGTGTGATATTGTGCAACTCGGATAATATTCAATTTCTTAGCCCTTGTCTGGGCTAAGTGTGACTGAACAATCTGGATAATGTTAAAACTGCTTCGCAGTTAATAGTTCCCTTATATTAAGAAAGAAGAAAATTGCATTGAGCGTAAGCGAAAATGCAAGCGAGCTAGGCTCGCTTTCTAATAAATAACATGTATATCTTTGTCCCGGATTAAAAATGAAATTACAAACAATATTAACAGAACAACATCTTGAATATTCAAGAACAATCCTCAGAGAGAGCTGTGATGGGTTAACAACTTATCAAAGAACTATTGTAGAAGGAATTTACAAAGACTCTTTGCCTCTTATTGAGGCTACTCTAACAGCAGCACAAATAGAACAACTGTTTGGGGAAGTAGAAAAATCAGCAACTGCCGGCGGTGGTAATCGAACAGGGCTAGGTAAAGGTGTTGATGCAGCCAAAGCCGGCGTCGATGTGGTGAAAAAAGCCGACGAAACTATTAATAAAATTGGTAAGTGGCTACAAAATACAACTCCTGTTAAAGGGTTTGATCAGAAGTTCGAAGATTTAAAAACAAAGATAGGTACAAAGTTTCCAGAATTAGACAAAAGACTCACAGCCATGGGCACATGGGCTAAAGAAAATCCAGGAAAAACTGCTGCCATTGTGGGTGTACTGACTACCATAGCTTCATTTGCAGGCGGTCCAGTTGGCGGTGCTATCGCTGGTCAAATACTTAGAGGTGCAGTTGAATTACTCAAAGGCGAAAAACTTTCCACAGCTATAGGCAAAGGTATTAAAACAGCAGCCTACGGTGCTATGGCAGGATGGTTACTTGATGGAATAGGCGATTGGTTAGAAGGATTGCGAGCCGAAGTTGTGCCGTATGACAAAGTCCCCGGACTTGTAGGCATTGATGTAGGGGTATCCAAAACTCTAAGCATGGGCGGCACCACTGTCAAGGATACCATATACAAAATTATTGTGCCCGAAGACCTATCCGGAACCATGATGGCAACTGTCAATGCAGCCAAAGGTGGAGATGTTGACGCATTTAATCAGCTACTTGATTTTTCAAGAAATTTTAGTCGAGCAGATTATCTAGCCGGTAAGGGCATAATGGATGCTGCTGCCAAGACACTTGCACTTCAGAATGATGCATTCTTACAAGGCATGACACAGGTCAACAATCTTATCACAGCCGCTGCACAGGGATCAATCGCAGGCAAGATGACTGCCAGCGATGTTAAAGTTGACGGCAAACCAGTTGAAGGCGAAAAAACGCCAGCAAAAGAAAGTTGGGAACCAAATTATTATGTTCAGACTAGACCATTAACAGAAGGTCAAGTTGGATACATGTTCAAGCAAATACAACTACTCAACGAAGGTCCAATGGATTGGATCAAAAAGAAAGCCACTAACCTAACTACCAAAGTCACCGCGGACAAGCTAATGAGTGCTTGGAAGAAAGCTGGATCACCAACTGACAGCAATGAAGTAGCAGAGTTTCTAAAAGGTCAAGGTATAGTAGATGATGCCGTGGCTCAAGTTTATCAAACAATGAAACTTCCAAGTCCAGGTACTGCCGAGCAGCCTGCTCCGGAAGCATTATCTTATAAACAAGTACTTGATCTAGTTAACAAATTACCAGTTGATCGAAAAGTTCGATTAATGAAGTTCATAGAAAAAACAAAAAACACTGAGCCTACAGCCAAAGGCACTGTAGATAACAGCAAAACAAAACCAACAACAGCATAACAAGGACCAGAAATGAAAATTCATGAAATACTAGTAGAAAGCCAGGACCTTCAGGAAGGTCCTATCCTAAACAAGATTGGATCAGCAGTAGGCAAAGGTGTTGGCGCATTGGCCAAAGGTGTTGGCGCTGTAGCCGGCGGAGTAGCTGGACTTGGTGGTGCTATCAAGAGAGGTTTCCAAGCAGGTAAAGCAACGGTGGCGGGTGCAGGTGACGAGCCAGCAGCAGGTGGTACAACTCCGGCAGCAGGCGCAAAGCCAGGAGCAGCACCAGCAGCAGGTGGTACAACTCCGGCAGCAGGCGCAAAGCCAGGAGCAGCACCAGCAGCAGGTGGTACAGCACCGGCAGCAGATGATGCCGCAACAGCAGCAGCAGGTGGTACAACTCCAGCAGCAGGCGGTACAACTCCAGCAACTCCAGCACCAGCAGCAGGCGCGAAGCCAGGAGCAGCACCAGCAGCAGGCGCAAAGCCAGGAGCAGCACCAGCAGCAGGTGGTACAGCGCCGGCAGCAGCACCAGCAGCAGGAGCAGCAGCGGGTACAGCATATGCTCAAGCACAAAAAGCTATTCAATCGTTACAACCAAAAGA